CGCGCCAGCCTCGGCTTGCCCTTGGCGGCGTCCGAGTCGAGGATCGCCGCGATGCGCGCGCGTTCGGCGCTCGCGCCCGTCTGGCGCGCTTCGGCAAGCGCGGCGGCGTGAGTGGTCGCCGCCTCGCGGCGCGCGACAGCGACGGCGTTGGCGACGGCCGCGTCATGCGCAGCCTGCGTGAAGATCGGTTCGTCGGTGTTGGGCATGGATTCACCTCGTTGGCTGCGCGTCTGCGCGAAGGATGGAAAAATCGAGATCGACTTGAGGGCGCCGAGGGCTGTTTCCGCCGAACCAACCTTGTCGGCGAGCCCGGCGTCGACCGCCTTCTGGCCGATGAACACGCCCGCTTCGGTGGCGCGCGCGCCCTTTTCGCCGAGCCGAGGCCGATGCGCGCCGACGCTGGCGACAAACAGGTCGTAGAACGTGTCGATCTCGGCCTGGATGCGCGCCTTCGGCCCGGCGGTCAGCGGCTCGAACGAATTGCCGTCGGCCTTGAAGGCGCCGGCATGGATCAAAGTCGGCTTGACGCCCGCTTCGGCCAGGCGCTTCGACTGATCGACGTGAAGGCAGATGACGCCGATCGAGCCGAGCGTCGCCGACGGGGCGACGACGATGTCTGTCGCGCCGGCTGCAATCGCGTAGGCAGCCGAAGCCGCCATGCCGTTGACGAAGGCGGTCACCGGCTTTTTCTTGGCCAGCGCGCGCACCAACGCAGCAGTTTCCATCGCGCCCGCCGCCTCGCCGCCTGGCGAGTCGATGTCGAACAGGATCGCCTTGACCGCAGAATCGTCGCCGGCTTGGCGCAGCGCCGAGCCGAGCGCTTCGTAAGAGGTCAGCCCCGACCAGGCGTCCATCCAAGAGCCGCGATTGACCAACTCGCCGTGCACTGAGATCGTCGCGACGCCGTCTTCGACCGTGTAGGGCACATCGGGCTCCGGCGAGACCAGGCTGTCGTCGTCGTCTTCCATCGCCTTCGGCGGCAGCATCGCCGCGACGCCGAAGCGCTCGGCGAGATTGGAGGCGATGGCGACCGCCGTGTCTGGCGCGACGAGCAGCGGCCGATTAAACAGCCGCGCGGCGACGAGCGTGAGATGCGCCTTCACGACGCAGCCGCCTTGGCCGCCGACTTGGCGGCGAGCTTGCGTTGCTTGGCGAGCGCCGCCGGCATGTCGACCTCGACCACCGGCCGACGCTCGCCGCCAAAATCGACGAACTTGCCCGCCAGCGGGCGGAAGGTGATTTCGAGTCGCGGCAGCGTCACCACGCGCGCGTCTGGCGCGCCCGGCGACACCGCGATCGATTCGAGATAGCGCTCGTGCACCAGCACCAGCTCGCATTTGACGCGAGCACCGGCGGGTTCGGTCTTCATCGCGAGCCTTCCTTGTCTTCGCCGCCCGGGCCAGCCGGCCCGACCGCGTCTTCGCTGTCCGGCTTCGGGCCTTTGGTCGACTGCACCACTGCGATCAGCGATTCGCGCGTCAGGCCGCGAGCCGCGAGGTCCTCGTTTTCCTGCGCCAGCTGGTCGAGTACTTCCTCGTAATCCTTGCCTTGCTCGGCGCATTCGTCGCGCAGCGTTGACACCAGGCCTTCCATGCGCAGCGCCGAGGCCTGCATTTCCTTGACCGGGTCGACATAGCCGCGCGGCGGCCCGATCCAGCGCCCGCGCAGATAAGCGCCGGGCCGTTCCCAGAAGTCGGGCGCGCCGGCCGGCGTGGCGAGATAGCCCGAATCGAACGCTTCGTCGGCCCAGGCGAGATGAACCGGGCCGACGATCTGCTCGACGAAGGTCTTCGACAGCCGCGCGATTCCGCGCCACACCTCGTTGAGCGCCGCCCGCGCGCTCGAATAATTGACCTTCGACCAGTCCATCTTGAGCTGCTCGTAGGAAATGCCGAGCTTGGAGGCGAAGGTCTGCAGGAACGCCGCCTCGAAGGTGGGAAAGGCGGTCGTCTGGCGCGGGCTCGAGTTCATCTTCAGCGACGCGCCAGGCGGCAGCGCCGGAATGCGCGCGCCGCCGATGCGGGCCGGGTTTGCCTCAAAATAATTAAGCATCCACGCCGCGTAACCCTTCTGCGTGCGGATATCGGCAGCCGGCGTCAGGCGCTCGGCGATCTCGTCAACCGGCATGTCGGATTCGATCGTCGCGGCGAACAGCGAATTGATCGTCGCAGCGGCGAGCTCGTTGTCGCGGAACTTGCCGAGCATGCGCATGCCGGCGATCAGCGTAATTAGCGGCGACGTGCCGCGCGTGTCGCCCTCGCGCAACGGCTCGTAGCCGTGGACGAACACCGGGCGGCCCCAGTCGGTCTGTTTCTGCACATAGGTCCAGCTCATCTGCTGGCCGGGGGCCCAATAGTCGCCGAGATGGGCGTCGCGCACCCAATAGCCGACCGGCGCGCCCTGGTCGTCCATTTCGACGCCGAGCCGGCGGGTCAGCGTGTCGCGCTCGCCGTAGGGGTTGCAGATCCGGTCGGGATCGACACTGAGCAGCGACGTGCGATAGCGCGAGACGCCTTCCGGGTTGAGCTTCAGCACAAAACTGGCCTCGCCCGCCGTCATCCATGTGCGCGCGTAAAGGCGGAACAGGCCGTTGAGGGTGAGCCGACGCGTCGCGTCGCAGAAATGGCGCGGATCGTCGGCGAACAGGCGGAATTCAGCTTCCATTTGCTTGGCGAAGACGCGCAGCGCCTTGCGATCGTCGATTCCGAGCGCCGCGCCGTCGGGCTGCGAGCTCCAACGCAGGCCGGAGCCGACAACATGGTCGCACAGCTTGTCGATCGCCGCCGAGGCGTGCGGATCGTTGCGGACGATGTCCTGGATGCGCGCCAGCGTCAGGTCGCGGCGCATCGTCGAGCCGAAATCGCCCGACCGCATCGGCGGCCGCCACGCCGCAACGTCCTGGCTGGTTACGCTTTGCGCGTGATAGGGCGCTTCGTAGTCGGTGACGGCGCCGAGCGCGCCGCCGTCGAGCATCGCGCCGATGAGGCGCAGGCCCGAGCCGATCGCTCCGAGAACGCCCATCAGAAAATCACCCCGATCGCGCCGTAACGCGGCCGCCGATTGGCGGCCTCGTCGCGCAGGGCGGCGATGTAGCCCTGCAGATCGTCGATATTCGTGCGATTGAACCGCACCCGCCGGCCGTCGACCTCGACCTCGACGCTCGCGCGGCCGAGCTGGAACAGATGCAGCTGCTCCTCAGCCTCGGCGAGTCGCTGCGCGGCGGTCATGCTCATCGCTCGGCGAGTCCGATCGTCATCGCGCGATGCGAAACCGCGCCGAAGCGCAGGATCCGCCAACGCGCCGCGCTGAGCGGCGCGATATTGAGTCGAATCGCCTGATTTCGAACTACCGCACGCGCGGCAGCGGCGATCAGACGGCGCAATTCGAACGCGCGCGACGCCGCCAGCGCCAGCGACGAGCTGATCTCAGCGGTTTTCACGCTCGCGACCTCGTTTTGCGTCATCGAAACCGCTCCGAATTGGCCTTACCGAGGCGCGCTAGCATGGCGTCGACGTCTTCCGGCTCCGGCGCCGGCTCGGGCGCGACAGTCGCCGAGGCTTCAGCGCCAGCCGCCGCCGAGGGAACCGCGCGCGGCTTGAACAGTGCCATCGCGTCGTCGGGCGGCATGCCGCGCGCCTTGGCGAGACGCGCCCATTCGTCCTGGGTGATCGCGCTCAAGCCGAGATATTCGGCGAGCGCCAGGTTGTAGACGCGGCAGTCGAGCAAGTGGTTATCGCGCTCGGAAGCGCGCAGCTTCCACATCTTGCGGATCTTGCCGCGCAGTGTCTGCTCGGCGATGTACTCGGACGTCAGCTGCCTGAAATAGGTCTCGTCAAGCCAGGTCGGAAAGTGGCAATAGCCCTCCGGATCGACCGGCTTGCCGGATTTGACGCCTTCCTTGTTGAGATCGGCGTAGAACGCGCCCTTGAGCGGCCAGGTGCCGACCGGCCACAGCTTGCAGCCCTTTTTGACCCGCTGGCCGGCGAGATTGATGTCGACCAGGCTCGGCGTGCCGATCGCCGGCCGCCCCCAGCCGTCGCGCCCGTCGACCGCCAGAACCACGTCCTGGCCGGAATCGGGATGCACGCGTTGATGTCGCCGCGCCCAGGAATAAACGACGTGGCTGCGATAGCCGGAGTCGACCGCCAGCCCGTCGAGCTTGCGCGTGCGGCCGAACGCGTCGGGGAACTCGCGATCGAGAACCTGCGCCTTGAGCTTTTCGAACGCCTCGCCGTCGGGCGCTTCCGTCGAGCCGTCGAGATAGAGCGTGTCGACGACGAACGATTCGCGGTTGGGCGCGAAGGCGACGACCTCGACCCAGATCCCGCGCATTTGCACGTCGGCCGCCGCCACCAGCAACAGCCCACGCGCCGGGATATGGCCGCGGGTGAAGCCCTCTTCGCGCCGCTCGAGCAGCCGCGTATGGTCTGGTGCGTCGCCCTTGAATTCGTAAGGCAGGCCCAGCCATAGGTTCCAGAACGTCTTCAGCTTGGCCGGATTGTCGCCGGCGCTGACGAAGGCCTTGGCGACCTCGTCCCACGGCACGAACGGGCTCGACAGCGTGTCAAAATGGTAGCTCTTGAACGCGCCAGGCCGCGGATCGGAGGCGATCCACCGGCCGCCGCGCATCAGACCGACCTTTTCATGCGCTGCAATGAAGACGCCGCAGCACGGCGTGACGTAATGCGCTTTGTGCGGAAATTCCCGCTCAAAGCGGAAGTTCGGCCCCCATTCGAAGCGGAATTCGTCGCCGCAATGCGGGCACTTGACGTTCCAGTAGCGCTTGTCGCCCTGCTCGAAGCGCCGCTCGATCTTCGACGCGCCCTTGACGGTCGGCGTCGAGATGTCGACTTTTTTCCAGTCGCCTTGCGCCAGAAAACTGAACAGGCGGCCGTCCGAAATCTCCAGCGGGTCGCCCTGCCCGTCGAGATCGTCGGGATATTCGTCGATCTCGTCGCGGAACAGCTTCTTGATCGTCTTCGAGCGCAGGTCGGCGGCGCTCGAGGCGATCGCCAGGCTGAGCGAGCCGCCGCGAAACTTCTTGCTGTACGTCGTCGAGCCTTGCGTCGAGCGCGAGGTCTGGGGGACGACGACGCCGGCGAGCGCTTTCGAGCCGTCGATCGCCGGTTGCAGCTTCTCCCGGTTGAAATCGCTCAGCGCCGCGTCGGTCGGCTGGATAACCATCATCCTACACGGATCGCGGTCGATCGAGTGGCCGATCGCGGCGAGCAGCAGGGTTGTGAAGCCGGTTTGCGCCGACTTCTCGACGGCAATCTCGTTGCTGTCCGAATCCGGCCCGATTTCGTCGAGCGGCTCGGCGATATAGGGCGTGAGCGAAAGGCTCCACGGCTCGCCGGCCCGCGGCCCGTCGGGCACGACGAGGTTCTGTTCGGCCCAGCGCGTCGGTGCGATGGGCTCCGGCGGCTGGAAGATGACCGCCAGCGCCGAGGTAACGATCGCTTGCGCCGACGGCATCGTGGTCACGCGGAGTCCGCCTCCGCTTCGTCGGCCTCCTTGGCGGCGCCGAGAAGGCGCATTTCCTGGGCCAGCCGAGCCCTGAGATCGCGCGCGGCGTCACGGAGGAACATCCGCGCGCCCTGCGTCCCATCCTTGGCCACAGCGGCCGCGTTTTCATCGGCGCGGGCCGGCAATTGGTCGATCAGCCGCACCATCGCTTCGGCGCAACGCGTCATCGCCGCTTCGACGTCGGCGATCGGCAGCAGCTTGCCGAGCCGCTCCTCGAGGTCGAGCCGAGCGGTCTCGGCGGCGTAACCCGCGCGGAGCGCTTGCGCCTGGGCGAGCTTCGGTGAGGCGACCTGGTGCTCGGCTTGTGCGCCGTTGGCGGCGCGAACCGCGTCGGTCGTCTCTTCGGTCGCCCGGTCGAACTGGGCGATGCTGATCATCCGCGCGCCACGAGCGCCGCGCAGGGTTGTTACGGAACCGCGCGCCTCGAGCCGATCGACCCGCTTGGTGATCGCCTGTTTCGAGACGCCGCGCAGCCGCGCCAGCTCGGCGAGCGAAACGTGGTCAGAGACAACCCCGTCATCCCCCGCCGTCAACATCGACAACCCTAAATTGAGAGCCCCCAGCTACCGTTTCTTCGGACTGCAGCGGCTGCGTCTGAGGTGGAGGGGGGCGGGGAAGGACCCGTCAAATAATTCGGCCGAGATGCTTGCCGATGATCGGAGGGACGATGACCGGCGAGAGCGTCATGAACGTCTCAGCCACCTTTCCCTTGACCGCTTCCTTCGCCAGGTTCGGGCCGTCGAAGCCGCGCACCGGGAAGCGATCAGCGCCGAGGCGCGCGCGCAAGCCCGAAGCGCCGGAGTGGCCCGCAATCTGGAACGAACGCTGGAACTTGTGAGCGCCCCCCCACATACGGACCGTCACGCCGCCCCCCGGCCCGCGCTTGACGCTGTACGCAAATTCTTCTGGACGCGTCGACGGCTTGCCCTTGAAGACGATGGTGTAACTGAGGCTTCCTGCGGCGACCGGCCCGATGCCGCTGCGCGGCGCGCCAGGAAAGGCGCGAATGGTCGACGACCGCTTGGTCACCGACTGCAGCTTGACCAGGCTCGTCTGCTCACGCATCGCCCGGCGCACCTGCGTGCGCACCTTGTCGCCGCCTTCGTTGAGGCCGCGGGCGATGGCGAGTTGCACGCGCCCGCTCAGCTTGGCGAGCGCGGCGGCCGTCTTGTCCAGATCCGACGTGATGCGCAGCGCAACGCCGCTCACCGCGCCAGCCTCCCCCGCGCGGCGGCGAGCAGCGCCTGACGAGCGGAGGCGGCGAGGCCGGCGGGATCATGGCGCAGATCGTCGACGAATGACCGACCGACGAAGGCCGCCTCGCGTCGCACAGTGGCGAAATCACGATGGGCCATCGCGCGAGCGGCGACGCTGATCGCCGCCCGGCGCTCCGCGCATTGGCACATGGCCGCCTCAAAATGGAAAAATCGGGAAAGAAGGGTCGGGCCAGCCGAAGGATGGTCGGGGGTCCAACAGAAAGGCCGCCTCGCTTGACGCTGGCGGCCCGTTCTTTCTTAGTGTGTTTGGTCTATGTCAAGCGACTGCCGCAGTCAAAATCAGCCGGACATTTTGTTGTTTCCCGCGCGACTCCGGGAAACCTCACGCCGCGGCGGCTTGAGTCGCCCGTCGCACGACGCGCCGGCGCGGCTGCTCTGGCGACGCCGCGACGAGCGCCGGCAGCACGCGCGGCGCGGCCCGCTCGCTTTCCCACGGCCATTGCGGCAGCGCGCTTGGCAGCAGTGTGATCGCGTCGAGTTCGACGTCTTCGGCCAGCATGTCGATCGCCGAGCGCCAAAGCTGCCACTCCATCCGCGCGACGATCGCCATGTGCGGATCCGGGTCGAGGACGTGCTTGCGATAGGCGTCGGCGAACGGCCGCTTCGATTTGGCGCTTACGCCGCTGACCTCGACCTCGGCCCAATGGCCGAAGCCCTGATCGGCGTATCGGCCGGTGTCGACCCAACGCCGCTCGCGGCGAAACCACTTCGGCTTGCCATTCTCCGTCACCGTCGCGATCATCGTCGGCTCGGCGCGCCATTCCTCCCGGTCGCCGAACACGGCGAAATGCACCACCAGCCGGCTCGGCTTGACTTTGAACCGCCGCTTGCCCGAAGAGTCGATGATCGTCTCGGCGGCGAACGCCTTGGCGACCGCCGCCGGGCCGAGCGCGCCGATGTCGCCGAGATCGGCAATCGGATTCCACCCTTCCGGCGCTTCGATCTCGAGCGCATCGAGCGCCTGCACCGCCTGCCACAACTTGATCGCGTCGGGATGCGGCGGCGCGTCAGAGCCGATCGCATAAGGCACGACGCCAAAGGCGTTGACGTCGATCCGCGTGCCGAGCTCGACATAGGTCGCCAGCCACGACGCGCCGTCCGCGCCGCCAAATTCGCGCTTCGGCAATTCCTCGCGATAAGCCCAGCGCAGCGCGTCTTCGATTGTCATCGCCTTTTTGCTCATCGTTCGTCCCTTTTGTTGAAACGCGAGGGTTGAGAGGGTTGCGCGAGGGTTTGAAACCAACTATCGCGGTATTTTTATATATTACATCAATGACTTACAACCGAACGCGAAGGTTTGCAGGGTTTTCCCCTATAGGAATCCGCAACACTTCATTGCCAACCCAAAATCCCCCGAACCCCATACATACGCGCGCGAAAACCCTGCAAACCCTCGCGCGGTTGCCGCTACGCTATTGATTTTGCGTGCATATTCGCCACTTCGCGGCGCTCCAAACCCTCGCAAAACCCTCGCGCAACCCTCTCTACCCTCGCAGGCGAACGCCGCGATACGTCACGATGTGGCCGCGGTGCTTGGCGAAGCCGAGCGCCGCCATCGCCCGGCCGAACGCCGTTTGCTTCACCGCTTTAACGCGGGATTGCTCGCACCATGCGAGATAGGCCGACCAAAGGTCTGCGGCGGTCTCGAACCAAGGCGCTTCACGCACACAGCGATCGCCGACGAATCGCTCGACCATAGCGATTGCGAATTCGCCTTGCGGCGTGGCTGGCGAAGCCGTCCGATTGATCATTCCAAATCCCTCCCATCGAGAGGTCGCCGCTTGCCGCCGCGACGTGCGGCTGTCAATCGAATCGCGCTGTCGCGCGCCTTCGCTTCGCCCGCGAGGCTCGTCAAGCCCCGCTCATCGGGTTGCGGGCTCACGCGTAATCCTCCACCCCGTCAGGCGTCGGCGCGCCAAAGTGGCCGTCGTCGGGCCGCGCCGGCACGTCGTGCAGGTAGCACCCGAGATAGGAGCGCGTGCGCTTGTCGTCGCGGGTGAAGCGCTTGCGCATCTCGCGGCCGAACTTGGTCTCGCTCTGCACATAGACCGCGTTGGCCTTCGCCCAGCTCACGTAGGCCTCGTACATCGCCCGCGCGCCGACCTTGCGGTCGGCCGCAATCGCCACGCAGTCGGCGGCGAAGCGGCCGATCGGGTCCATGTCCTCGCGATAGGCCGCCGTCGCCGCCAACACCGGCTCGGCGACGACGAGGCCGTTTTCGAGAAAGTCGAGCGCACCGGCGATCAGCCAATTGAGCACGCCGGCGCGTTCGGTCAGCAGGTCGGCGACCAGCTCGTCGAACTCGCGCCGCTCTTCCTGCGGGATCGTCACGCTCCAATGGACGACCAGCATGCGCCGCCAGATGCCGTTGTCGGTGCCGTCGATTTTGGGGAAGCCGTTGCCGCTCATATGCGGCGTCGCGACGTTGGCGAAATCGAGGTAGCCCTTGAACAGGTCGCGCACCGTGATCGCGTCGCCGCCGGTTAGGCGCTTGACTAGATCCTCGCGCAGCGCCTCGCCCTCTTTGAGTTCGTCGATCCGCACCGAGCGCTTGCCGAACAACCGCACCAGGTCGGGCGAGGCCTGGCCGGCGCCGCGCTCGCCCTGCCCCATGATCGATTCCTTCGGCAGGCCGACGCCGTAGCTTTTGCCGATCACGCCCATGATCACGGCGAGAAACACGCTCTTGCCGTTGGCGCCGAAGCCATGATGGAACATCAGCCGCTGCAGCAGCATGCCGGTGAGGCCGGTCCCGGCGTATTGCTGGACGGTGCGACGGATCGCCGGGTCGGGCAGGCATTTGTCGAGAAAGGCGATCCACTTCGGGCTGGCCGCGTCGGGATCGTAAGGCGTTGGCGCCAGGCCGGTGGCGTAGTCTTCGCGCCGATGGCCTGCGTAAGCCACACAGCGCGCCCGCCAGCGCGTCGCGGCCGGGTCGGGGCATTCCGGGTCAGGCTCGCGGATGAGCCGCAGCGTGTGCGTCTCGGTGACGATCAGATAGGGGTCGGCGTTGAACTTCGAGGAGGCCTTGCGCAGATGCGGCGCCGCCATGTCGAGCATCGCCCGCACGCGCGCCTGGTTTTTCGACGACACGGCGAAGCGCCGCCGCGCCTTGCGCCGCGCGTCGAGCGCGGTCTTGGCCGCCTTCGCTTCGGCTCGCGCCGCCTCGGCTTCGTCGGATTCGTCGGTCGGGGCGAAGTCGCGCGCGCGCTTGATCGCCTTTTCCTCGGGCGGCGTCTGGGCGAGCCAGTCGGCCTCGAGCGCGATGCGGCCGCCGACCCGTTGCGCCTCGCGCGTCGCCTGGGCCGTCCCGCCGGCGACGTCCCAGTGGCGCTTGTCGAAGGCGAGCCAGTCGCCGCCCGCCGCGCCGTCGCGCTCGACCACGGCGAGATCGGCGCCGAAATGGGCGATCAATCGCTTGGCGTTGTCGGTGTCGGAATGGTCATAGACGGCGCAGCGCGCGACGACGTCGAAATTGACCTCGCCGTCGTCGCCGTCCGACGGGCCGACGTCGTCGGTCGGGTCGCCGTCCGGGGGCGGCGCGTCGGATTCGGGCGCGTCGTCGAGCTCGGCCGGCTGCGCGCCTCCGCCGCCCAGGCCGCCGATGATTGGCGTCGCGGCGGCGATCGCCGCCAGCACGGCTGGGCGGGCGGGCGACTCGGGCGTCATCGTCGGCGAGACGTTCATTCAGGCGCCCTCACCGTCTGAGCCCGATCGGGCCGATGGTGCGGCCGTTCGCCGGCCGTGTTCGTCGGCAAAGATCCCGTAAATCCGTCTGCCCCCCCCGCATGACCCGTGCCGCCGAAAAGCGGCCCGAAGTCTGGCGAAGCGGCGCCTCGGCGCGCCTTGGCGGCTTCGCGTTTGCGGGTTTCAGGGCCGGCGAGCGCGAGCGCCATGCGGCGCGCGACGTCGGCCTGATATTCCGGTTCGCGCTCGATGAGGACGGCGCTGAAGCCCTCGCGCCAGGCGGCCTCGCCCGTGGTGCCGGTGCCGGCGAACGGGTCGAGCACCGTCCCACCTGGCGGCGTCACCAGGCGACAGAGCCATCGCATCAGGTCGACCGGCTTGACGGTCGGATGCTTCGAGCCGAGTCGGTCGTCGGCGTCGGCCTTGGCCGAATAGAAGAAGCGGGCGGCTGAGCCGGGGTCGCCGTATTCGACATTCGGTGTGCCGGCGGCGCGGCTCTCGCGCCCGAGCGCGTTGCCTTGATAGCCTTCGCCCGTGGCGCGCTTCACCGCGCCCGTCCCGCTCGACAGATTATCGGGGAACGCCGCCACCACTTCCGCCGAGCCGTCATGGACGATGTTCGCCGGCCAGCGGCCCAAGTCGTGAGCAGCCATCGGCTTGTCGCTGCCTTCGTTGGCAAATTTGCCGATCGATTGCGACGGCGGCGAATTGCGATAGATCGCGGCGTTGATCTTCGCGGCGTCGTCGGAGTCCATTGCGACCCGACACCCGTCGACGTTGATCGCGCCCGTCCCCAACCGCAGCACGTTCGCCGCGATCGTCGCCTCGCTCAGCGGCTTGCGCTCCAAGCAGATAGGCTCCCATGCCGGCTTGAGCGCGGAGTTCCACCCATCCCATGCGCGACCTTCCGGCGTGGCGGCGCGCGTTACCTGCGGCGTGAAGATCGCGCCATCGCGCTTTTCCCAGCCGTTGCGCCCTTGGTCGGCGCCGGGGATCATCCGGCGGATCGGCGCGCCCTCGGCGATGACGATCGGCGCGAAGCCGCCCTCGGCCCGCCAGCGGGTTTCAACCACATCGACCGCGCGCTGTTGCTCGGCGCGCGATTCGAGACGCCGCGCCGCGGCGATCTCGGCCCGATAGGCCGCGCGGCGCGACGGGACCTCGTCGAGCCATTTGCCGAACAAATGATCGTCGATGCCGAGATCGACCGCGTGACCTTTCGGGAAGCCAGAGCCATAAGCCCACGCCAACTGTCCGACATCGTCGCGCTCGCAGAGCTTGACGAATTGCGCCCGCTGCTCGTCGTCGAGGCTGGCGAGAAACGCGTTCGCCTCGCCCTCGCTCTCGTGATCGAACTTGATCTGATCGCGGATCTCGAAGCCGACGTCCTCGATCGCGCAGGCGAGCCGGTGATAGGAGCGCGTGCCGCCGAAGGCGACGACATGCGCGCCTGGCTTGAGGACGCGGAAGATTTCGGCCCAGAATTCGACCGCGAACGCGGTCTCGCCGGTGTCCCAGCGCTTGCCCATGAACCCGGCCGACGCGCGGGCGTAAACGCCGGTCGCGCCAGCCTTGCACGGCGCCGCGCCCTCGGCGCCGAAGCGCTTGCCGATCGACACCAGCGCATAGGGCGGGTCGGTGACGCAGGCGTCGATCGAGTTGTCCGGCAGCGTCTTGACGATGGCCAGGCAATCGCCGGCGTGCAGCGTCACCCGCCCGTCGAGGAAGCGGAGGGCTGAGTCCGTGGTCACGCCGCGCGCCCCGTCGTGGTTGCGGCGAGCGCCAGCGCGGCGCGGCGAACGCGCTCGGCGGCGTCGCCGATGGCCTTGACCGCCGCATCGAGCCTGTCCTGTTCGGCGCGCAACACGGCCACGGCCTTCTGGCGCTCAGCCTCCGCCTCGCGCTGGCGCCGCGCCGCCTCGCTTTCGACCAGCGGGCCGAAATCCGCGGCGCGCCGCTCGGCGACGATCGCTGCCGGCAGGTGGAGTTCGGCGGCGATCGACTCGTCGGTCGCGTCGCCGCGATAGGCCTTGGCCGCGCGGTCGTATTTGTCCTCGAGCGCGACATAGAGCAGCGGAATCGACCGCCGCGTCGCGTCGTCGAGCACCGGCGCGATCGTCGTTTTCAACATCGCAGGTCCTCCGAGTCGGGCCTCGGCGCGGCGCGTCTTGGCGCAGGTCGGGCAGAGATGCTTGCCGGCGGCGCGCACGACCCAGCCGGCGCGCTGAAACCGCGCCGCGACGGTGTGCGGCGGCAGGCAGGTGTTGAGCGCCGAAATGAAATCTTCCTCGCGGCATTGCGAGCATACGATCGCATGCACCGGCCGCGGCGGATGGCCGCGCTCGGTCACTCGGTTGATCAGCGGGAATTCCTCGTTCATGCCGCCGCCCTTTCCCGATCGCGCGCCTAGGCGAGCAGGCGCACGACGAGCGCTTCGTCGCAGCCCGCCCAATCGGCGATCGTCTTGCTGTCGACGCCGCGTCGAAACGCCAGCAACGCGCCCGCGGCGGCGATGCGGCGCATGTCGTCGCCGTTGCAGAGCGCGACGATTTTTTCCTGCGCTTCGCTCATACCCTGCCCCCTCCCCTCGCTAAGTCGTTCCAGTCTTTTCCGGCCGGCGCCCACAGCACGCGCTGCACGCGCCCCGGCCGCGCGTGGCGCGCCACGGCGCGCGTCATCGCGAAAGCCGTCGTCTCCGGGTCGGAGTCGCCGTCGGCGCCCCACAGGATCTCGTCGGCCTCGTCGGCGACCGGCATGGCTGGCGACTCAAGATCGGGTTGCGGGCCGGGAATGCGCAGCGACCGCTTGCCGTCTTTCATCTTCAGCGTCGAATGTGGAACGCTCTCCGTCGCGCGGCCGGCGAGATTGCCGAGGTCGGCCGCCGCCTGATAGGTCGCGCCGTCGCGCAGCGCGTCGCGTAGCGTCAGCGTCGTTTCGATCCCCTCGCCGCTGCGTAGGCGCTTCGGATCGCGGCCGCGCGACAGCGGGATGAACGTCCCGAGCTTCGAACCCCGCATCTTTTTCGACGGCAGTTCCTCATTCGTTTCGGGGTCGAGGATCAGCGCCCTGCCCTTGTCGCGGCCGAGGTCGAGCCATGTGATGTGAAGCGCGCGGAAGCGGCCGTCGGCGTCGACCATCGGCGCCAGCATCGCCGGCCCGCGATAGACGAGGCGCGGCGACTTATGGCCTCGCTCGTCGCTTTCCTCGCCGTCGAAATAGGGCATGTCGGCCGCGAAGCGCAGCGGCAGGTCGTCGAAAAAGCCGATCCCCCGCCGGCGCAGGTAGCAACCGACCATGCCTTCGGCGAACGCGCGCTCTGCGCGCGACCACAAGTCGTAAAGCCGCCGGCGTTCGGCCTCGCGATAGCGCGCCGCCGCGGCCTCGCGCCGGGCGCGCTTTTCGGCAAGCTCGCGCTCGCGCCGCGCCGCTTCTTTCGGATCGATCGTCCGCGCGCCGCCGAGCCATTCGACCGCGGCGGGAAAATCGAGCCCGCGCGCCTTCATCACCAGCTTGATTGCGTCGCCGCCGTCGTCGCACACCGCGCAGACCCAACGCGACGCCTGGTCTTTGAGTTCGAAGCGCTGCGCGCTCTTGCCGCCGCCGCACAACGGGCAGGTTCCGCGGCCGCGCCGGTCGAGTCGCGCGCCGAGCTGCTCGGCGAGCGCGCGCAGGTCGGTGCGCGCATTGAGATCGGCGATCGCCGCCGGCGACAGCATCACCCGACGTCCGCGCAAGCCGCCGCCGGGCTCGAGCCGCCGGAGCCCTGGTAGCCGCCGTGGGCGACGAAGCGCGCCGGGCCGGGCGCGATGGCGTATTCGAACGGCGAGCGCGGGCCGTAGACCGCGACCAGGTCGGCGAGATGGGCGGCGCAGCGGCGCTCGGCGTCTTGCTTCGCCCGCGGCGCGCCATCGTCGTTCGGCGGCTCGAGGTCGCCGGCGAGGACCGCGCTGTCGCGCATGCGATCGACCTGGGCGCGCGTGCAGCCGAGCTGGCGCGACGTCGCTGCGACGCTCGCCCCGCCGGCGAGCGCCGCAACGGCTTCGGCGCGGCGCGGCGCGGCGGGCGCATAGACGGGAGTGGGTTCGATGATCGCCTCGAGCATCTCGCGCGGCGCGCGCTGGTCGCTCGCCGCCCCGCCGCGTAGGTTCGCGGCCAACAGCCGCCGCACATGGCGCTCGCTGACATGGACGATCAGGGCGATGGTCGCCGGCGAGTAGCGATCGGCCAGCGCCATCGCCTCGGCGTGCCACAGGCCGTTGCGCTTGGCCATTATGCGCCCTGCCAGTCGTCGACGCCGAGCAGCGCGTCGGCCTTGACGCGCAAGCGGCGGGCGTGGGCGACGAGGCGCTCAGCGCGGCGGAGCAGCCGCCAGGCCCTCCAGGTGCGAACGCAATCGCGCCAATTCGGCTTCGATTCGTTCGATTGAGGCCCCCAACGTTTGGCTTTCGGATCGAACCGCATTTTTGTCCCCGCATCGTCGGCGCGTCGTTGCGCGCAGAGCGTCCATTTCTTCGGCGAGGATCGTTTGCGCCTCGCCGTACCAGAGTTTCTTGGCGCGGATGAACGACAGCCCGCTGGCGCGGGCCGCCCGGCCGATCAGCGCCTTGACGCTCTCGCCCGGCGCGGGCGGCGCGACCATCTCGCGCAACAGACTCGCGGCTTCCGCTTTCACGCTCACGCAACAATCCCCCTCTGAGGACGGGATTTCCCCGCCCAAGGAACCCACCGGCGCCTTAACTGGCGGCGTCAGGAGGGCCCGTTCCGATGCTTCACCCCCACAACCGCAGCGCCAGCAACGCGACGGCCAGCGCCAGCGTCGACCATGCCGAGACGATTCCGCCCCGCGCGATCCACCCGTCCGAAAGCGGCGCGGCGATGTGGAGGCGCATCGCCGCGCCAGTTGGGGAGGAACGCCCACCAGGGGCCTCGGAAGCGCCGGCCGCAGCCGGCGCGAAAGGAAACGTGGTCATGCCCCCCCGTCCTCGTCTTCGTACGGATATTCGGCCGGCGCGGCGCGCCCCTCGCCGCTGCTCGCGGCCGGCGCGCCTTCGTGGCCGTGCGAGGCGGGTTCAGCGGGCTCGCGCGGCGGCGGCGCTTCGTGCTCGTGCCCGACGCCTAAGGTCTCGACCTCGTCGCATGAGAGCGTGGCGGCGGGGCGGCCCGGGTCGCGTTGCCGCGCCAATTGCGCGCTCGAATCGTCGAGCTGTTGCGTCAGGACTTCGCGCGATCGCTGCGCCAGGGAGAGAGCTTCGTTTTCGTGGGCGACGGCCGGCGCGACGGGCGCTACAGCGCCGCCGCTGGCGCGCGGAGCGCCGCCGAGCAGATCGTTTGCAGTCACTTGGCCGCCGGTCGCTTCCGCAATCCGGTGCAGATGGTCGGAACGCGGAACGCGCTCGCGATAGCGCCACTTCTTCACCGCGGAAGCGCTGCAACCGCCGATCAACACGGCCATCGCCGCGTCGTCGAGGCCGTTCGCCTTCATGAAGGAGCCGAGGTCCATGGCCACAATACTTCCCCGTTTTGGGGAAGATTGTCAAGCGAGAAGTTCCCCAAATTGGGGCGCGCGCGACGCAGGGCGCGATGGCACTCTCCCCAACATGGGGAACGGCCTGAAGAAACTACGGCTTCGGAAGGGCTGGACGCACGATCAAGCGGGCGAGGCGATGAACGTCTCGCGCGGCCAGTTCATCAAGCTAGAGCGTGGCGAGCGGCGCCTGACGAAGGAGTACATTGAGTCAGCGATGCGCGCCTTCGACGCAACCGAACGCGAAGTGCTCGGTGCAGCTGGACAGCTAGTCCCGGTAGTCGGCATGGTGCGCGCCGGGTCAGATGCAATCACCTATGGCGATGGTGACGGCGGCCTGGGAGACGTGGACGCCCCAGAGGGGACCGGCCCACGCACCGTCGCGGTCGAAGTTCGCGGTGACTCCCTCGGCGCCTTCTTTGACGGCGCGCTCCTGTTCTACGACGAGGTGCGCACGCCGCCAGACGAGAGCCTGATTGGCCGCATCTGCGTCTGTGGGCTTGAGGACCGCCGCGTCGTCGTCAAAACGTTGCGGCACGGCCAGTTGCCCGGGTGCTGGACCCTCTTCGCGAATGTTGGGCCGCCGATGTACGACGTGCGAATCGAGTGGGCGGCGCGGGTGCGCTATATCCGGCCCAAGTAGAAACGGGCAGTAATTCCCCAATTTGGGATTGACATGTTCCCCAAAATGGGGAATATTCACGGGTATCCTCATCAGAGAGGCCGCCCATGTCCCGCCTGCCCTTCCCCCTCTCCGGCGATCCGATCACCCTCGGCGACGTCTTCGCCGCCTTGGGCGTCGCCGCCTTCGTCATCGGCCTGGCGCCGGTCGTCGACAGCCTAATCGCCGCCGGCCGCGGCCTGGCGTGGTGAGCGCGTGATGTCGGCAGCCTTCGCCGCCGCCGCGACGCCGACCGACATCGTCGAGCTCAGCGAGTCGCTCGACCGGGTCCTGACGTCGCTGGCCACCTGCGCGCTGCTGATCCGGCTGCGCCGACCGGCGATCGAGCGCTTCCTCGACGAAGAGATGCGGCTGCAGATCCTGCGCGGTCTGGCGGTCGACGCGCCGGAGAGCGACTGCCCGGGCCGCCAACCGCTCGCCGCGGCGGCGACGCCGATCTTCGAAGCCGCGCTGGCCTTCCTGCGCGTCCACGAATCCTACGCCGAGAAGCTGAGCCTCGCGCGCGACGCCGGCGAGGGAAGCGCCCAATGACCGCTGTCTACGCCGCCGGTCATTGGCGCAAGCGCGACCCGCTCGAAGGGCTGACCAAGACGATGCGGGCCGCGATCGACGAACTGTCGATCGGCGATCTGTGGCTTTCCGCTGGCGGCTACCGCCGCGCGACAGCTGCCAACGCACAGGCTTTCGCACCTTCGACGCTTGTCGCCTTGCGCGCCCGCGGCCTCGCCGAGCAGCGCTACGCCTCCGTTCCGTGCGGCCCGTCGCTCGGCCCCTTCTACCGCGCGACGCGCAACGGCCGCGCCATCGCCGCGGTCATCCGCCGCCGCGCCGAGACCCGCGCGCGGCTGCTCAAAAGCGCCTGAGCCAAACCCAACCGAAAGGACTCCGCATGGCCAAACGCATCATCCGCTCTTTCGCCGAAACGCTCGGTCTTCTGAGCCGCGGCCGCTTCACCGAGAAATGCGACGACCAGCTCGCCCGCATCATGGAGGCGCTCGACGCCTGCCCCGACGAGAAGGGCAAGGCGACGCTCACCGTCACCTTCGACTTTTCGTTCGTGCAGGGCCGCGTCGACGTCAAGCCGACCGTCAAGGCCAAGCTGCCCGAAGAGAAGGGCTTCGCGCCGACGCCGTTCTGGTCGGTCGACCACGGCCTGTCGGTCGAACACCCCAGCCAGATGGAAATGTTCGGCCCGCGCGTCGCCGAGACGCGTGCGGACGGCCGCAGCACCGCTCAACCGGCCTGACGATCAGGCCATCACGCAAGAGGACCCACAATGAGCCAAGCCCAAACCCACGTCGCCGGGCTGTCGAGCGGCGACGCTGAGGCGATCAAGACCTTCGCAGAATTGGCGCAGAAAGCCGCCGGCAAGGTCAGCGTGACGTCGCTTTCGCCGCCCTCGGGCGTCGCCGGCCTGCCGTCGGTCATCCCGGTCGAAGTGACCGAGGGGCCCAAAGCCAGCCACGCGTCTCTGCGCGACCTGTTCGAAGCCTGGCGGCTCAAACCCGAGCGCCGCAAAGGCACCGCCCAGGTGACGACGCTGGCGAGCTTCATCGACCTGGTCGAGCTGCACAAGGGCGCCAACTCGGCGCTGTTCGCCAAGACGACCTGGCCGGAACCGGCGCTGACGGCGGTGATCGACTACCACACCGCAAAAGACGCCGACAATTGCCAGCATCGGATCAGCTACGCCTTCCCGCTGACCGACGAGTTCAAGGCCTGGGTCGATCACAACGGCGAGCCGTTCAACCAGAACGATTTTGCGACCTTCGTCGAAGACCATATCGCCGACATGTCGGCGCCGATGGATGGTGAAATCGAGGCGTTCGAAAAGCTGTTCCGCAGCAAGTTTGCCCTGCCGACCGAGATGATCGACCTGTCGCGCGGCCTGCGCGTCAACGTCGAAGAGCGAGTGACCAACGCCTTCATGATGCAGAGCGGCGAAAGCGAGCTCCAGTTCTCGACTGAGCACAAGGATGCGAAGGGCAAGAAACTGGTCGTCCCCGGCCTGTTCATGCTGTGCCTGCCGGTCTTCCTCGACGGCTCGGTGGTGCGCATCCCGGCGCGCCTGCGCTACCGCGTCGTTCCCGGCGAGGGAACGATCCTGTGGAGCTACAACCTCTACCGCTGGGAAGTCCTGCTGCGCGAGCGCGTGCAGAGCGACTTCGCCATCGCCGTCAAACAGACGGCGCTCCCGGCCTTCGAAGGCGCGCCGGAGATCGGCGGCTAACGCCGCCTGCGAATGGCGAATGGCGAATGGCCGTTCGCCCCTCCCACTCGCCATTCGCCACTCGCCATTCGCATCCCCCAAGGAACCCGCCATGCGCTTCACCGCCGCCGTCAAGCCTTTGCTCTGGGCGATCGCGCCGGCCGCCAAGATCGCGGCGTCGCGAACGACCATCCCGATCCTCAGCAACCTGGTGATCGACGCGCGCGGCGACGGCCTGGCGATCGTCGCCACCGATCTCGACAAGCAGCTCGCCGCGCGCGCCGAGGCGAAGGTCGAGCGCCCCGGCCGGATCACCGCGCCGGCGCACATTCTCGCCGACATCCTGCGCAAGCTCGCGCCCGATGGCGAAGTCGGCTTCGAGCTCGCCGACGATAAGCTGACCATCCGCCAGGGCCGCGCCCGCTTCGCCCTCGCGACCCTGCCGGCCGAAGACTTCCCCGACTTCGACCGGACGCCGCCGACCCATGAATTCACCATGCCGGCCGCGATGCTCGGCGCGCTGATCGCCGACACGGCTTATGCGATCTCGACCGAGGAGACGCGCTATTACCTCAACGGAATCTTCCTCGAGGCGAGCGCCGAGCCGCCCATCTTACGCGCCGTCGCCACCGACGGCCATCGCCTGGCGCTGCGCGACGTCGCCCTGCCCGCGGGCGCGGCGGGCGCGCCGGCCGTCATCGTGCCGCGGCTCGCCTGCGTCGAGATCGCTCGCCTCATCGGCGGCGTCGCCGAAGGCGGCGAGGTCAAGGTCGCGCTGTCGACGGTCCAGATCCGGGTCGAGGCCGGCGACGTTGCGCTGTCGAGCAGGCTGATCGACGGGACCTTCCCCGAGTACCGCCGCGTCATTCCGGCCAACGCGACCAAGGTCGCCTTGAACCGCGACGCTTTCGCCGCGGCGATCGAGCGCGTGTCGATTGTCTCGAGCGCGCACGGCGGCACGGTCAAGTTGTCCTTCGCCGATCGCGCGCTGACCCTGTCGACCGCCAACCCGGACGCCGGTTCGGCCAGCGAGACGATCGACCTCGACATCGACGTCGAGCCGATCGAGATCGGCTTCGCGGCAAAATACCTGCTGGACACGCTCGGCCCGCTCCCCAACCCGACACTGACGATCGAGCTCGACAGCCCCGGCTCGCCGACATTGTTCCGCGATCTCAGCCTGCCCGACCAGATCGCCGTCGTCATGCCGCTGAGGGTTTAGACGATGATCCGGTTTGAGGCCGTGGCGCAGGCCTCCGCGCCTGCGGTCGCGGGCGCAGGCCTCCGCGCCGGCCCCGATCATCCAACCGCCGCGGCGGCCGGCTGCGATGGCGGCGACGACGGCCTGCCGGCGAACGCCGTCGTCAAGCGCCTCGGCGACGAAGTCCGCATGGTCGTCGAGGCCGGCGGCGAAAGCTTCACGCTTCGGCTCGACCCTCCCGGCTCACGCGCGCTCGGCGCAGCGCTCATCGCCGCCGGCGGCTCCGGATTCTATCGCACGAGGAGATGACAATGGGCGCGAAGGACTTTCGCTATCACGTGATCTTCGCATGACATCTATGGCGACACGTCATCGGTCTGCCGCTCCTGCAGGCGTGGCGCTACCCACTCCCGCCCACCGACGACCGCGGCGACCCAAGTGAGGACGCCGCTTCCGAAGTCTCTTACATGGGAGTCTGACATGGCCGCGCTCAACAAAGCGATGCTGATCGGCAATCTCGGCAAGGACCCGAAGATCAACGTCACCAACTCCGGCGGCAAAGTCGCGACCTTCTCGATCGCGACCTCCGAAAGCTGGAAAGACAAGGCCACCGGCGAGCGCAAGGAGCGCACCGAATGGCACAACGTCGTCGTCTTCAATGAAGGCCTCGGCAAGGTCGCTGAGCAATATCTGCACAAGGGTTCGAAGGTCTTCGTCGAAGGCGAACTGCGCACGCGCAAGTGGACCGACCAAGCGGGCGCTGAGCGCTGGACGACCGAGATCGTGCTCAGCCAATACCGCGGCCAGCTCATCCTGCTCGACAAGTCCGACCGCCCCGCGCCGAACGAAGCCGACTACGGCTCGACCAAGCCGGCTACATCCAGCGCGGCGGCGCCAGGCGGCGCCGGCGGCGACCTCGACGACGACATCCCGTTTTGACCGCCCGAGGCGCCGGCATGCCTGCCGAACTCATCATCGATTCCTTCGCCGGCGGCGGCGGCGCGTCGCTCGGCATTGCGCTGGCGCTCGGCCGCTCGCCCGACGTCGCGATCAACCACGATCCCCAAGCGCTGTCGATGCACGCCGCCAATCACCCGGCGACGCTGCACCTGCCGCACAACGTGTGGAAGATCGATCCCGTCGCCGTCTGCCGCGGCCGGCCGGTCGGCCTGTTGTGGGCCTCGCCCGACTGCAAACACTTCTCCAAGGCCAAGGGCGGCAAGCCGGTGGTGCGCAACATCCGCGACCTCGCTTGGGTCGTCGTGCGCTGGGCGCGCCAGGTCAAGCCCCGCGTCATCTGCCTCGAAAACGTCGAGGAATTCCGCTCGTGGGGCCCGCTCGCCGCCGACAACCGCCCCTGCCCCGATCGCAAGGGCGAGACGTTCAAGCGCTGGGTCGGCGAGCTGACGCGCCTCGGCTATCGCGTCGAGCATCGCGAGCTGCGCGCCTGCGACTACGGCGCGCCGACGATCAGAAAGCGCCTGTTCCTGGTCGCGCGCTGCGACGACCGGCCGATCGTCTGGCCGAAGCCGTCCCACGGCGACCCAAAGTCTGATGCTGTCAAGGCCGGCAAGCTGAAGCCGTGGCGCACGGCGGCCGAGATCATCGACTGGTCGCTGCCCTGCCCGTCGATCTTCCTCACCAAAGAGGAAGCCAAGGCGCTCGGCGTCAAGCGCCCACTCGCCGACGCGACCATGGCGCGCATCGCCAAGGGCGTAAAGCGCTACGTACTCAACGCCGCAGAGCCGTTCGTGATCAGCGTCGCCCACGGCGACAGCCGCAGCCGGCGCGAATATCCAATCGGCGATCCGCTCGGCACGGTGACCGGCGGCGGTCGATCGCACGGCTTGGTTGCAGCCTCTCTCGTCCGCCATTTCGGCGCTTCAATCGGATCGAGCGCCGACGCGCCGGTTGGGACAGTGACCGCGGGCGGAGGTGGTAAGACTGCGCTCGTCGCCGCGCACCTGATGACGATGCGCAATTCGCAAAAGCCGTTCAACGGCGCCGACGAGCCGACCCACACCATCACGTCCGGCGGCGCGCATCTCCATCTCGTCGCCGCCTTCCTCGCCCAGCACAACACCGAGATGGTCGGCCATAAGGCGAGCGAGCCCGTCTCGACGATCGTCCAGAAGGGCTGCACGCAGGCGGTCGTCTCCGCCGGGCTGGTCAGCCTCAAAGGCGCCGATCGCCGCGGCTCAGCGCCCGACGCGCCGCATCCGACGGTGACCGCGCAAGGCTGCCACTCGGCCGACGTCCGCGCCTTCCTGGTCAAGTATTACGGCGAGGGCGGAACCGATCAGAGCGCCGCCGACCCGCTGCACACCGTGCCGACCAAGGCGCGCTTCGGCCTCGTGACGATCGCCGGCGAGACTTATGAGATCGCCGACATCGGCATGCGGATGCTCACGCCGCGCGAGCTGTTCCGCGCCCAGGGCTTCCCCGATTCCTATTCGATCGACCGCGGCGCCGACGGTGTCGCGCTGACGCAGAGCGCGCAGATCCGCATGTGCGGCAATTCCGTCTCGCCGCCGGTCGCCGCCGCGCTGGTCGCCGCCAATTACGTCGCCGACCAGGCCGCGGCGCCGCGCCGCGCCGACGTGGTCGACGACGACGGGCCGCTGTTCAAGGAGGCCGTGTGATGGACGCCGTTTGCCAAGCCCTCGCCGCCCGCGTCGCCGAACTCGATCGCCAAGCCACCGACCTTCTGGAAGCCAACAACCGCCTGCTCGTCCGCGCGCGCGAAGCTGAGCGCAAACGCGACGAGGCGGAGGCCGTTAGCCACGATCGCGTCGCCGGGCTGACGGACGAGATCGACACGCTGCGCGCTCAGTTCGCCCGCGAGGGAGAGCGGGCGCGGCAGGTGGTGCTCGATACCTATCGCGCCGGGCGCGTCGACGGGTTGCAAGAGGCGGCCGCCAAACTCGAATGGTTTCGGCCACCGCTCAGCGGCCCAGACTACGGCGCGATGACGGACGACGAGCGCCGCACGGTGCGGCAGAACGACAGCCGCCTCGCCAATCTCGCCGAATGCGTTCGTCGCCTCATCCCCGCACCGGCCGGGCGCGACGCGATCCGCAAAACCGGCGGCGCTCACGAGGTCGACGGCTATCTCGCCGGCGTCGTCATCTGGGCCGGCGTCGAGCATCCGGTGATGGCGATCCCGGTCGCCCGCGGATTCCTGCTGCACATTTACGGGTGGGCGCAGCTCGCGCGCCGGGTGCTCGGGCGATGATCCGCGTCACCTTCGAACTCCTTCCCGGCGGCGATGAGTCGCGCGCGCGGCGCATCGGCCTGATGGAGATCGCCAACGTCAAGACTTACCTCGACGGCACGGCCGACTACGCCGTCGTGATGACCAAGACGCCGCCCTTCCGCGGCGCGCTGCGCGACGCCTGGCGCAAGGGCCGGCTGACGTCGGCCGACGGCGCGGTCAACGCGGCGATCGCCGGCGAGGACGAAGAAGCGATCGTCGCCCTCGCCACCGGCCACCACCGCACCCGCCGCGGCGTCTACGACCTGTTCTATCGCGCCTGCCTCGCCTGCGGGCTCGGCGCGCGCAACCCCGGAGAGAGTGATGGCTGAGCGCAGCGCGATCGCCTGGACCGACGCGACCTGTCACGTCGACGCCCTGCTCGAGTTCGCCAACGCGCCGATCTGCGAGGCCATCCTATGATCCCGACGCTCGCCCTGTCGATCCGCCAGCCTTGGGCGTGGTTTATCCTCTACGCCGGGAAAGACGTCGAGAACCGCTCCTGGCCGACCCGCTATCGCGGCCGCGTGCTCATTCACGCCGGCCGCGCCTTTGACGACGACGATCTCGACGTCACGTTGAATCTGTTTGCGTGGGCGCCCGCCGGGATGATCCCGCCGACAGCGGCGGGCCTGCCGCGCGGCGGCATCGTCGGCGAGGCCGAGATCGTCGACTGCGTGACGTCGTCGGATTCGGAATGGTTCGAAGGCCCCTACGGCTTGGTGCTGCGCAACGCCCGGCCGCTGCCGTTCCGCCGCTGCCGCGGTAGGCTCGGATTCTTCAAGCCGGACTTCGAGGCCGCGCCATGACCCGCCGCCAACCGACTTTCGCTTTGGCCCACTGGCCGTGGCCGAAGGATTCCGTTCTGCGGGCGCTCGACGCGGGGATGTTCCAAGTCGCCGACGCAATCCCCCAGCAGTCTATGTGGTGGCGATTGCATCTTTGCGGCGCAAGCGACTTCGGCAGCCGCCGGCTGCGCCTGCGCAACGACCGAACCAAAACCTATTGGTGCCCGATGCGCAGACGCGCGAAGCCTAAGCTGAAGGCACCGAAGCCGCGCAAATTCGGGATGTATGTCCCGTGACCCGCTCTGTCGTCGCGATCATTCCGCCGCAGGCCCGGCTCGGCCTGTCGCGCGCCGAGGCCGCCGAATATGTCGGCGTCTCGCCCTCGACCTTCGACCTGATGGTCGCCGACGGCCGGATGCCTGGGCCGAAGGCGATCGGGGCGCGCCGCCTCTGGGCGCGGGCCGAGATCGAGCGGTCGTTTGCCGAGTTGCCCGATCTGGGCCAAACTACCGCTGAGGCGGCCCGATGGTCGGCCGCATGAGGCGCGCGGTGAAGATCGACCTGCCCCACATCGTCGTCGACTTCGATCGGCGGGGCAATCTCCGGGTCTATGTCCGGATCAAGGGCCGGCCAAAGACGCGGCTCAGAGACGCCCCTGGGACGCCCGAGTTCCTCGCCGCCTACCACGACGCCGTCGACGGCCGCGTCAGCCGCCAGCGCCGCGTTTCCGGCGAGCGTCGGCCCGAAATGCGCGCCGGCACGCTCGGCTGGCTGGCGCGTCAGTATTTCGGCTCGGTCGAGTTCCGCCGCGACCTCGAGCCGCAAACCCAGGCGACGCGACGCCACATCGTCGAATCGTGCCTCAGTGAGCCGGTGCGGCCGGGCTCGCCCGACATCATGGGCGATTGCCCGTTGCCGCTGTTCACCGACGACCACGTGCGGCGCATCCGCGACGTCAAGGCTGACAAGCCTGGCGCGGCGCGCAACCGCGTGCGCGCGCTGTCGGCGATGTTCGCTTGGGGAATTGAAGCGCGCAAATGCAAGGCCAACCCGACCCGCGACGTGCCGGCGCGCATGCCGAAGACGCAAGGCTTCCACACCTGGACGCCCGACGAGATCGCCCGCTTCGAGGCGCGCCATCCCGTCGGTTCGCAGGCGCGCCTGGCGATGGCGCTGCTCGCCTTCACCGGCCAGCGGCGCGGCGACGTCGTCACCTTCGGCCGCCAGCACGAGCGCGACGGCTGGCTGACCTTTGTGCAGCGCAAGACGCGCAAGAATAACCCGGACGCGATGAGCGTGCCGATCCTACCCGAACTCAGGGCGGTCCTCGACGCCAGCAAAACCGGCGACCTGACTTACCTGGTCACCGCCTACAAGCTGCCGTTCACCGCCGCCGGCTTCGGCAACCGCTTCCGCACCTGGTGCGACCAAGCTGGCCTGCCGCATTGCTCCGCCCACGGTTTGCGCAAGGCGGGTGCAACAGTCGCCGCCGAACGCGGCGCGACCGATGCGCAACTCATGGCGATCTTCGGCTGGGCGAAGGCGGAGATGGCCGCCCACTACCGCCGCGCCGCCAACCAGAAGGCGCTCGCCGGAACCGCCGTTCACCTGCTGGCGCGCGAACAGAAAGAGGACGTAAAGTGTCCCACCCCGGAAGCGGGTGTGTCCCACTCGGCCAAAAAAGCTTCTAAGATCAATTGAGTAGGAAGTTGGTGGCAGGAGAGGAGGGACTCGAACCCCCAACCCCCGGTTTTGGAGACCGGTGCTCTACCAATTGAGCTACACTCCTACGGCCGCTCCTTTTGCCGCAA